ATATAAAGGAGATGTAGTCGATGTTACACAAAAAGAAGAATTAACTAATATAATTAAATCTAATTTTAAAAAAGTAGGTAGCACCAAAAAAGAAAAGTTTATAGAAAATATAGATACCTCATTTCCCATATTTAGAGTTAAATATGAGGAAAAGTTTCCGTTAGAAGGTTCTATATTATCAATCAGTAAAAGAAAAATAATGAATTATATTTTTCAAACAATCAAAATTCAAGAACTAAAAGGTTAAATAAATGAATACTAAAATTAAAAAACCCGACCACATTGTATGGGACGAAGAAAACCAAAAATATCACGCCAATATCTTACCTTATGGTAGTAGTCTATCTGCACCATCAATTAAAATAGAAGATATATCATCATATAAACAAAGAAATGTCCAAAAAGTACAAACTAAATTTAATAAAAAATATCAGGAATTAGTTGATGAATATAATAACTTAGTTGATGAAGTTAAATTAAATCAAATTGTTTATAGTTCTGACTTTTCTTTTGAGCCTGTGATAGGTCACTCTTATCACTTATACTATAGAGATAATGGAAAATATTTCCTATCTTTAATTGAACCTGAAATGTGGAATGAGGAATACGTGTTAAGTGTAGAACTAAATTCTGAAAATAAATGGGTTTCAATTAAAGAAGTTTAAAATATGAGTCTACAAAATCCTAAAGATGTAAATATTACCAATAATACCATATCAGTATTATTAGCCGGTGGTTTAGGTAATATGATGTTTCAAGCTGCCACTTTAATGGTTTATGCTAAAGAAATGGGGTATGACCCTTTAATTGGTTATTGGACAACTCATCAATCAGAAAGCTCTAAACCTAATTCCCATCTTAATAGAGAGGGTAGAAATATACATTTTGACCCATGGGGTGGACACATATTAAAAGACCCACATATATCTTTTGGTGATGTGTATCCTAAATTACCATGGTTTGATAGTAGACCAAACGCATTTCAATGGTGGTTTGACCAAAGTTTAGCGTGGGATATTGATACTGGTGAGGGAGGTGTTTACTACGATTTAAAACAAAAAGTAAAACCTCCATACCTATTTCAGGGATACTTTTTTAATAAACTATATTGGCATCACCAAAGAGACTACATTTTAGAGTTATTTACGCTCGATAAAAATATAAGTAATTATATTGAATATAATTATGGTAGATTATTCGACAAGAGTATTTCTCTTCATTTAAGAATGGGTGGTGGTCGTCAAGATAATTTTTTTTGATATAAAATTAATACCTGAAGAATGGGTTACTAAAATTTTAAATAATGAAGGGGAGGACCATAAAGTGCTTGTTTTTTCAGATAATTTAGATTCAGCCAAACATTTTGTAAATAAATTAGGGTTTCCTAAAGAAAAATTTGTTTATATTGATGAAGACCCGTATATTGCAGTTCATATGATGAGTATGTGTAATAAACATATTCTTTCTAATTCAACACTTTCTTTTTGGGGAGCTTATCTTGATAAGAAACAAGAAAATGAATATACTTTTGTACATAAAAGTTTTTTTGAAAGACATCCTCATAGTATGATACCTTACAGTAAATGGAAAATTAATTATTAAAATATAATATTATGAACGAAAAAATTGAAATCACAACAACAGCTATGAATAAATTAATAGGTAAACTTAGAGTACCAATTCATATTGATTATATATCTACTTATATTTTAAGAGACTCAATAGAAAATACTCGAAAAATATTGATTAAATTAATTGAAAATGGTATGATTGAGGAGAGTAGTCATTCTAATGATTATTATGTTTTAAAAACTAAAGGTAATGAGTAAAGAATTAGTTTCCCATCCTGACCATTACGGTGGTGAAGATAACCCGTATGAGGTTGTTAAAATAGCTGAAGCAACGGGAATAGATAAGGATGCGTACCTATTTAATGTATTAAAATATATTATTAGAAGTGGTAAGAAAGATGATAACCCACCAGTACAAGATTTGAAAAAAGCTTTATGGTATTTAGAAAGAAGAATTAAAACAATAGAAACCGAAAATTAAATTATGAGTCAGACAACATTAGATTACATCGAACAAGAATTAACTAAACTTGATAGAGGAATTGTGACCACACCAACAAGAGAATATTTAGAATCTTTTACTAAAGCAAATAATGGTGCAAATGATTTCCTATTAATGCAATTATCTATAAATTTAGGGTATCAAATTGCATTACAAAACGTAAAAGATGAATTATTAACTATAAAAGAAATACCTTGTTAAAAAATGGAAAAAAATAAAATATATTCAGGTGACGGAAGAAAACTGATGTCAGAAATGAATGAAAAATCAATAGATTTAGTCGTTACTAGTCCACCTTACGGTGTTGGTATTGATTATGATAATTGGGATGACGATAAAGAAATTGCCGAGTATTGGAAATTTACAAGAGAATGGTTAAGAGAGACTTATAGAGTACTTAAAGACGATGGTCGTATAGCACTTAATATTCCTTATGAAATTAATCGACAAAAAAAAGGAGGTAGAATTTATTTTTCTGCTGAGATATGGATGATTATGAAAGAAATCGGTTTTGGATTCTTTGGTATTGTAGATTTAGAAGAAGATTCACCTCATCGTTCAAAGACAACTGCTTGGGGTAGTTGGATGAGTCCATCCTCACCATACATATATAACCCTAAAGAGTGTGTTATTTTAGCTTACAAGAAAAAACATAAGAAAGACGTTAAAGGTACACCACAGTGGAAGGGTGAATTTCAGATGGTTCCAAATGAAAAGATTGAAGGAGAATTTAGAAAAAAATTGGTTTACGAAGATAAAGACAAAAAAGATTTTATGTCTTTAGTGTTTGGTCAATGGAATTATTTTGCAGACACAAGACAAAAAACCAAGGCTACTTTTTCATTAGATATACCATATAGAGCTATTAAGATTCTTTCATATAAAGAAGATGTAATAATGGACCCATTTAATGGAAGTGGAACAACATGTTTAGCTGCTGAAATGTTGGGTAGACCTTGGATTGGTTTAGAAATTAGTAAAAATTACTGTGAAGTTGCTAGAGAAAGATTAAAAGAATATCAAACTGAACAGAAACAACTAAAGTTAGTCTTAGATGAACATACGAGAAATTAAAGTCTAAAATAACTGAAACCCCTACAAAGTAAGGGGTTTTTTGTTATTATAGATATTTATTAATAAAAGTTTTTATGTCAAAATTATTTATAAATGAGTCAGAAACATCTCAAATACGTAAAATGTATTTAATAGAGAATGAAAGTGACAAAAAAGACGGTACTAAAATGAGGGCTAGCCAAAACTTTTGGGACTTTATTAAATTTGAAGAAGGTGACCCAAAAAAACCAATTGGTAACATAAAAGAACCTTTATTAAAGGCGTATAAAGACACTAGTGATGTGTGGACAATAGGTTACGGTCATACCGGTAAAGACGTAAAAGCGGATTTAGTTATAAATAAAAAACAGTCCTTAGAATTACTTTATAAAGACGCTTCGGAAGCTGCCGATTGTGTTAGAAGATTTTTAGGGGAATGGAAAGATAAGGGATTAAAAACGTATATGATAACTCAAGGACAGTTTGATTCTTTAATCTCATTAGTTTTTAACACTGGATGTGACTCAGTTAGAATGTCAAGATTTATACAATATCTTAAATCAGGTCAAAATAAAAAAGCAGCAGAAAGTATTCTATTATATAAATCCTCAAATGATGGACTTAAGAGTAGAAGAAAAAAAGAAAGTAATATGTTTATATCATGAAAAAGTTAATTAAAGAATCAGGATTAAGAAATATCGGAGATTTATCTAAAAGATATCAGAAAGCTAAAATATATTTTCATCAAGACTTAGACGGGGTAACTACCGCTTTGGCTATGAAAAATTATTTAGAAGATAATGGAATTAAAGTTGTTGATTCTGAAATAATACAATATGGGGATAAGGAGTTTGCGGTTAAGAAACAAGATGCGAACGGAGATACAATGCCAGTTTTAGTGGACTTTGCTCACGGTAAACCAATGTTTGTCGTACATACTGACCACCATGATAGTCAAACAGGAGTTGAAGGTGATACTTCAACATCTTTTAGGTCTTCACGTTCCAATGTTGAAACGTTATCTCAAATAATGTCACCTAAAGATATATTCACTTCAGATGATATTAGATTAATATCTACAGTCGATTCGGCTGATTTTGCTAAGTACGGTTTAAAACCACAAGATATTATGAATTTTGTATTTAAATTACAAAAAGATAAGTCACTTCAAAAAAACAAAATGGCCTTAGGGTTAGCAACTAACAAACTTATGTTAGCTTATAAGAACAAACCAGGTTTTATGGAAGATTTAGTAATGACATCTCAACCGTCACTTTTAAACATATTTCAAAATATTAATAGATTGGCGGCAGAAAAAGGGTACGCACTACCTGAAGAGATGGCGTTAAATCAAAAAGACTATGTACAAAAACAAAAAGATAGTGAAAAAGTTTATGTTGATGATGGAATTATAGTACAATACGGAGGTGGTTCAATGTTTAAACCAGGTTCTTATGACCGTTATACTCCATTCAAAAATAATCCTGAAGCTGACTTTATAGTAATTGCATGGCCAATGGGGTTAGTACAAGCTTCATGTAACCCATTCAAGGGAGAGAGAGAATTGAAAGGTGTTAACTTAGGTGATATAGCTCAAGAAGTATTAAGTAAATGGGAGAGTCAATTAAAGGAAAAGATAATTCCTTTATCAACTATAAAATGGATATCGGAGGGTAATAAACAATTTGGTGAGGAATCAGTTGGTTTTACTAATGCGGATTTAGAGGCCTTTTATGGTGATAAGGTTCGTTCAATGGATGGTGGAGATGAGTATATGGAGAAATTAAAAGACATCATGGACAAACCTTCAAATAGTTTAACTGAAGATGAGTGGGCAATATTAGATAAATTAGGTGTACCAGCATGGGAAATGATTCAAGCTAACTCAGGTGGACACAAATGTATTACAAATATATCCGCATTAAATTACTTTGGAAGAGGAAAAAGAAAACCTGAAGGTAAATATAAATACAATAAAGATAAAGGTGATTCACCCTATGTTAAGTTTGTTAAAATGATTCAAAAAGAATTCGTAAGAAAACTTAAAGAAAAAATTAATGAGTCTAAAGGATTAAATGAGTCGGTTTTAAATGAGGCAATAGGTTTCATATTTCCAATAGGTAATGAAGAATTTAATGTAGGTTATGACGAATCTGGTTTAGGTAGAGGTAAAAAAAAAAGTATTAGATAAAGACGATGCAATTCACAACAGTGATTATGGTTCAGGAGATGCTAAACATCAACACAGAGGAGGCCATTTAGGTATTGATATATTCTCACCTAAAGGTACACCTCTAATTTCAGCAACGGATGGTGAAGTAATTAAAGTCAGAAGAAAAGATAGAGGTGTAGGGGGTAAAACTGTTAGTATACTTACGAATGGTATTGTATACTATTACGCTCATTTGGATTCCGTATCTAATGAAATTAAAAAAGGTGAGGAAATTAATAAAGGTACGTTTATTGGTACTGTGGGTGATAGTGGTAACGCTAAAGGAACTCACCCACACTTACATTTTTCTATGTATGAAAAAAGAAATGGTTATAAAAGAGGGACTATTGACCCTTGGCCATTTTTAAAAGATAGTCTTGATGGGGGGGAATTAATTGTTATTGAACCAGACCAAGTAGTGGATAAAGTTGAAGGAACAATTACTCGTGAAGATTTAAGTATTAACGATATAGTAAAAAACGGAGATAATTCTGAATTAATATCAAGAGGTTCACAAGGTGAGGGTGTTGAGGAAATACAAAAAATACTTGATAAAGAAGGTTATGATTTAGGTGAAGATGGTGTAGACGGAATCTATGGACCAATTACAATGAGAGCGGTTAAAAAGTTTCAAAAAGATAATGGGTTAAATTTAATTGATGGTATAATAGGAATTGAAACCTCAACAGAATTTAGTAAACACTAATAGTATTAAAATAAAGAGAAGGAGACATCGTCTCCTTTTTTTATGCCTTGTTCTTCACAAAAACCACCAGACACCTCTAAAACTTTATCCCCAAATCCTTGATATGACTCACAATTTTTCTTATTATTACATGGTTGACAGTTAGAATGAACTTCTGTGATGGTAGTTCCATTAATGAAAATAATGTCTAAAGGTATGATACAATTAAACATCCAAAAACTTTGATTATCAAGTTCAGGCATGAAAAATAACATACCATCAAAGGATTCGTCAAATCTTTTTCCCATCATCCCATCAGTTATGGATTTTTTACTGGAAGAAACTTTGACTTTTAAAATATTATTTTCTATGATTACTTTCATACTAATAAATATCGAATAAAACTAATAATGAAAAAATACGCAGGAATAATCGTAAGATGTGATAATAAGGTGTTGCTTTGTAAAAGAAATTCACAAACCATTTTACCTGGTTTTTGGTCTTGTCCCGCTGGAAGTGTAGAAGAAGATGAGCCAACTAAAGACGCGGCAATAAGAGAATTCATAGAAGAAACTGATTTACCTGTGTTAGGTGATATAGAGTTTGCGGCGGTAATAAAAAGATATAATCGAGATGGAAGTAAAGTTAAAGGTATGTTTTATACCTACCTTATGGATGTTGAAGAAGAAATGTTTCCTGATTTAGAAAATGCTTATGATGGGGACGAACACACGGAATGTGGGTATTTTGGTAAAGATGAATTACCCGAACCAATGACAAAACAATTTAATAAACTTATAAATATAATTTTAAAATGAACAAATTAGCAAACATGTTAAGAACATCTGCACAAGCAGATAAAGCAAAGGCATTATTATCACTTGAATTACTTGGTAATAAAGCAGTAGGAATCGGAGACCACTCAACAGGTGACTTCTATAAGAACGCGGAAGAGGCGTTAGTGATGTTAGTAGATGCAGATGATAGATTAGGTGCATTAGATAAATACTTTGATTCTCATGGGATGATTAAGGGTTAAACTTTAATTATTTTAGTACAAAACACAAAAAAACCTCTAAAAGACTTGTCTGAGAGTAATTTTTTTGTATATTTGTATTAACTTTAAAGAAAACGGGCATATTTATATTTTACCCTACAGATTATTCTGAAAGTTTTTTTTAAAATATTTGACAGATTAAAATATTTGTTGTATGTTTGTCAAACAAATCAGTAAGAGTACTGAAGACGTTCTTTGAAAATATTAGTAAGTGTCACCTTAACCATCACAGTTTGTGAAAGGAATACAAAAGATTAACCCCTTTTTCTTAAACGGTTAAGTATGACATTTGACGGCGGTTTAGCGTCGTTAGATAACCCCAGCAATGGGACTAAAGGGATTGAAACGAGAATAGTACATCGTGAATATTCGCAGAGTTTACTCTGACAACTAAACAAAGTGGCTACGGTCAAGACCCTAAGGGCAACTGCTAAAGGGACTAGACCATTCTGAATCCGTGGAATATCAGAGTTGAGATAGTGATATCAATAGGAAAAGCTACAGGTGACGGTTCGACACACCCTGTCAGGTGTTGTAGGGCTGAGTACCAGTACAAAGGGATTCCGATACGATAAGTTAACGTATTCCTGAAGTACCGTAAGTTGACAGACTTACAGAGAGGTGTGAAGCATTTTGTTTTCAAAAGAAACGAAACTTCTCCCGAAGCACATCTTTCTCATTTCCATTGTTACTTTTAACTAAAACTAAAAGAGAGCAAAAGTTCTTCGGGCGTTGACAACGAAAGGTGTCTAACACTTCGAGTCAATAGACTAACGAAGTCATTGGTAGACTGCAAGTCTCCTGATGTCAATTATTAAATACCTGGTGGGATGGCCGTCCCTTAGTGAACTCGCAAGGTTTGACAGAGTAAAGTAGTGGTTGAGTAGTTGTTAACGAAAAGAGTGGTTCACTCAAATAACCGACACTGACTTGATACTTTCGGCAACGAGAGTGGATACATGAGCAACCGATATAGGGTAATCTCACTAAAGACAAGTCGACATAAACGTATAATCTCAGCGTTCTATACTCTATTATATATCTTCCTTAACCTCAGTTCTAACCAACTGAGGTTTTTTTATGCTAAATAATTTGTG